CATTTGCAGTAGTAGGTGATGGATTTGAAGTTCTGGACAAAGTTAGGTTCGAAATTGATGCTGAAGCATTTTTCAATCTTGACAAACATGCGACAACACTTGCTGAAATACAAGTTGGCGCATTTATGCCAGGACAAGTTCAGCAAGGTGGACAGACAAGGACAGCTTCTGAAGTAAATTATGTTGCAAGCATTGATGCTCAAATTAGGGCTGGCGTCCTTGCTAGGTTTGCAGATCAGATGTTCGAACTCATTGATGAGATTCAAAAACGAATCTGCAACTCTGAGACTGTTGAGTATGCGAACACTGTTGCTGAGCAGATTAAAAATCTTGGAAAAGTTCCAATTTACAACTTGTCGCTTTTTAACAAAATGACAGAGCTTGGAATTGATAAAGATTTTGTCTTTATTGAATTGCCAGAATACATCGAATCAGATGCTTTTGATTGCATTCTTAAAATGATTAATGAAGGACTAACTCCTTCTCAGATTATAATTCTTGCCAACTCAAAGTCCCGTTCAAGTGTTGATGATGCGATTGCTTCTCAGTCTGGATTGATTGATGCTGTGATGATGCGCTATGCTGCAGACCCAATCATCGATACAGTTGAACTTAAGCGTCGTGATCTTTCCTCGAAGCTTGGAGCTGATGCTGCAAATCGTTTGATGAATGTTGATCTTAGCCCAATGTCTCAAGTCAAGCAACAACGACAACAGATTCTTGAATTGTCTTCAATCATGAATGGGCAGGAAGTTCCTGTTGACATTTCAGACGATGATATGGTTCATCTTAAAACAATCATGGATCGCATGGCGCCACTGCTTCAAGGTGGGCCAATCCCATACGAGATGAGCAAAGGATTCATGACTGGTGCACTTGGGCATGCACAGAAGCACATTGAATCAGCGACACAAAAAGGAGTCAAGCCAGGAGATCTCAAACAATTTCAAGCAATGATTGGTGAAGCAATGCAAATGTTGCAGCAACCAACAACTGAAGCAGCTGCCAATGAAGCAATGCAGCCAGTCCTTTCTGGTGCAGCCATTCCAGCAACTGAAATTGCAATTGATCCAATGGCAGCAGCAACTCCACAAGGCATCATCGATAGTGTGGCAAACCCAACAAGGCCACAGCCTCCGCGTAATTTATGACAAGCTGGGAAAATGAAGATGGCGTTGCACTGAGAGAGTTTCTTGCTCGCGTTCCTGTGCAAAAAATCGAAAGCATATTGAGTGAGTTGTGCCCAGCAAAAGTAACATCTGATATAATACTATCAAATGATGCAGAATCAATCGCCAGGACTGCAGCAATGCAGGCAGGATGGGTTGGGTGCATGAAAGCATTTCTTGCATTGGCAGAAGTCAATCGCAAGAGTCAGCAGGAATCTGGCTATCGCGACATGTCGTAGTAGTCTAAATACAAACTAACAAAAATAAAAATAATATGGATAAATCAGTAACTGATGAAGGAGTTCCCAACGAGCTCGATCTTGGTAATGTTGAAGCGCCAAGCAATGATGATCTGAATAACTTGGACAAAGCACTGGATGCTGCAGGAGTTTTCAATCAAGATGACTCAGCACAGCCAGTAGCGCCAAATGAAGCCACAACGACACAGCCAGAAGATCAAGCTCAACCAAGCGAAGATCAAACAGCTCCTGATGGACAGCAGCCACCTCAGCAGCCAGCTGAAGCCAAAGACATCCCTAAAGTTGAAGATCCATCGACAATAGATCTTGATAAGATCCAACCTCCTGCTGACATTAGCCCAAGGAATCTTGTAAACTTTAACAAGCTACGTGAAGTTGCCAAGCATTACAAAGAGCAAGCTGATAAGGTTGCTCAATATGAGCAATACATTGATTATCTAAAGCAGCAGCAACCAGAGCCTCCTCAAGATCTGCTGGCTGAGTTGGAGGACCATCGCAAATTCCGCAAAATTTTCGACGCTGAAAATGATCCTGAATTCCAACAGCAATTTAATAATAGAATCGGAACACTTGATTCTGATGTTATCGATATCCTAAAAAAGAATGGTCTTCCTGAGGAAACAGAAGGAAAACTTCGTGCGATGGGTCTTGAACAAGTTCCTGCAGAATGGTGGGAGGAAAATGTTCTTCCGAAGTTGAACTTCTTGGATCGCGAACGAGTTCAGAAAAAATTGGCAGAGCGTTCTGATGTTGTAGATGCTAAGCAAAAAGAGCTAGAGAAATTTAGTTCTCGCAAAGATGAGTTTTTTGCCGAACAGGAACAAAAAATGCAGCAGTTCCAGGAACAAGTCCAGGAAACAATCCACACTCATCTTGATGTGATGACAAAGGATCTGCCACAGGCTCGATATCTTGAAGTTCCAGCGAATGCAAGTCCTGAACAATTTGCTCAAATTCAGAACCACAATAATGCAGTTGCAGAAATGGAAAGTCATTTCCATGACGCAATGAATGCAAGCGATCCACAAGATCGCACTGAGGTTGCCATGGCTGCAGTTGCGAGCATTTATTTCGCGAAAGAAATTGATCATCTTCAAGCACAACTTCAGGCAGCAACACAACAATCTGCAAAGTTTGCCAAAGAACTTGAAGCAATTCGTTCGGCAGGTCGCACACCATCGCCAAGGGGTGGTGTTCGCAAGGCTAGTGAATCAGCTGATCCTCTCAAATTGTCTGACATGGATGCAATTGAAGAAGGTCTTCTTGCTGCTGAAGGAATCTAATGAAACAAACAAAAAAGAAGAAGGAGCAACCAGCAATGGCTTGCTCCTCGGAATGGCTCGGTCGTGATTTATTTGTTGGGTTTCCTTGCTACAAGCAAACCAATCCTGTCACAGCTTGGTGTCTTTTGGCAATGGCTCTTGACATTGGCAAGGAAAAAATTCGGTTTGATATGGAAATTGGCGATGCCATGATCTATCATGCTCGCAATAACCTTGCAATGAAATTCATGAAGACAGAAGCAAAATGGCTTTTGTTTATTGATGATGATATGATATTGCCAATTGGTCGTCCGCAGTTCATGCGCCAGATGTGCCGATTGCCAAACGATTATCCGGATTCAGCTTTGGAACTTCACACAATTCATCGGTTGATCGCTCACGACAAGCCAATTGTCGGTGCAACTTATTTTGGCCGCCACATTGATGGTCGTGCCATAAATAGTTTGCACAATGATTCTGAATATCGAGAGCGAGTGAATTCATTCGCCGACTCTGCCATGCCATGCAATTGGCTCGGCACTGGCTGCATGTTGATCAAGCGCGAAGTGTTTGAAACAATGATGACTCAGTTCCCTGAATTGGCACCAGCAAATGACGAGTTGCCATGGAACTTCTTTCAACCTGATACCGATGGTGCTGGAGAAGACATTGCATTTTGTCGACGAGCTCGTGAGTGTGGTTTTCAGCCATATGTTGATACCAAGCTACAGGCCATCCATGTTGGCTATGGAACATACGGAGTTCACACCTCGAATCTGAGCAAAGTGTTATGAAATTTGTTCATGGCAACATCGCAGTCATTGATGGCGACACTCACATCTCAAAATGGGTTGAGGAGTCTGGCCGACTTGACCATGATCAATATGCACTTCCGACAATCCTAAGCCACATTGAGGCGGGAGCGACTGTGATTGATGTTGGAGCATTCATCGGCGATCACACCCTTGCCTACTTGAACAAGGTTGGCAAGGATGGTCACGTGTATGCGTTTGAACCTAACAATGCAGCATTTGATTGTCTCAAGCACAACTGTCGTGGTGCTGTGGTTTTCAATGTCGGCTTGTCGGACAAGGAAGAACTCCTGTCGTATGAAACCAATCCGAATGCTGGTGCTGGCAGGATCACTGGCACTGGCACCAGCAAGGTTCAAACAATATGTTTGGACACTTTGGCAATCAAGGCTGTTTCATTTATCAAGATTGATGTTGAGGGCTTTGAATTGAACGTCCTGCGTGGCGCACTGAAAACAATCCAGAAGTTCAAACCCAAAATGTGGATTGAGATCAATGTGGGAGCTTTGAAAGCCAACAACACTACCCCACAGGAAATTGAAAACTTCTTGGCGGAGCTTGGCTACACAACTCAACCATTCCCAGAAAAAGGAGACCAGTATGATATTCTTTGCACAACTAAATGAAAACTGACATATTTATTCGTTCATACAGCAATGATTTTGAGTGGTTAAAATATTGTTTAAAGAGCATAAGAAAGTTCTGCAAAGGTTTTAATAATGTCCATATTGCAGTTCCAAATGAAGATGTTTCTAAAATAGATTTTTTAGATGGAGAAATTGTCCATGGAGTTTGCGATAGTTGTGAAGGGTATCTTGCACAACAGGTGACAAAAATGTATGCTGACAATTACTGTGATGCAGATTTTATTTTGCATGTTGACAGCGATTGTGTATTTTTTAAAGAAACACATCCTGAAAACTTTTTCGAATATGGAAAGCCAATAATTCTTTATGATACAGATGTTGTGTCTCCTTGGCCACCAATAGCAAGGATAACACTTGGTTGGCTTGATGAAAAAGAATACATGCGGAGACTGCCAATAATTTATCCACGCTGGATATACAAAGATTTCAGGAAATGGGTCAAACAAAACCAGAAGCACGAGCTTGAAACTTGGATCTGTTCACAACCATACCGCACCTATAGCGAGTTCAACACACTCGGTCAATGGGCATATAGATATCACAATGATAAATTCTCGTGGCTAAAATCAGAAGAAAAAGAAACATACGCAATTCAACATTGGTCATGGGGAGGAATTGCAGATCACATAAACAAAATTGAAGAAATACTAAAATGAAAACATTCCTATACGCACTGCAAGTTTATCAAGACGAAATCCCACAAGCAATAAAGATAGCAAGATTGCTTTCTGATTTTGCAGGAGACCAGCATTTTGATCATGCAGATTGCTGTGTTGTTTATCGCAGGGATTGTCCAGCGAACAAAAAATTAGAAAATATATTGGCTGAGAGTTTCGAGACAGTCCACGTGCATAGGTCTGCACGTCGTGAGGTTGGTTTTCCTGGTGGGTCTAATGGAGTTTGGTGCGATCTTATGGATCATTCAGCAAATCAGCACACGAAGAAGAAATGGAACTATAAATTTATTTTAACAACTGAGGTTGATGCTTTGCCGATCGCAAAAGACTGGCAAGAAAAATTAATCGCAGAATGGGACAAGGATTATTCTGTCGCAGGGTGCTGGCACGATAGTGGAGAGCACGAAATTGGACACATCAATGGCAATGCAATGTTCCATCCTATGGTCTCAAGAATAAGCCCAAAGATTATTGGTTGTTCTGAAACACGTGCTTGGGACACTTGGTTCGCAGATGAATTTGAAAAGGCTGGATGGAAAAAAATAAAAACAATACAGAATCTTTACAGAAAAAAAGATTTAACAGAAAAAGAATTTGATGGCCTTGTAAAAACACACTGCGTTTGGTTGCATGGCGTAAAAGACGACACAGCAATTGATCTTGTTAGAAAAAAGATTTTATAAATTAAATATTTTCCTTGACGATATCAAAATATAGGACGATTCGATGATTACGAGTGATTGCCGATAGCAATTGGTGAGCATCAGACCTGCTGCTGCAGACTGGCCGCAACAAAGTCCTAGCGTGCCGAGGACGAAAAGTAGTGATGGAATTTTCCATCAAAATTCAACCTCAACGATGCCTAACAGCATCACAAAGCACAAACTCAAATTGTAAATATTATGGCAAACGATTGTATTGACTTGTCTGCGGTTCAAAATTTCGCCGCAAAAGACACAAACCGAATTGTAGGACAGATTGGCAAGGTTCTTGCTCGCAAATCTCCTTACATGAATATCCTCAAGGGTGGAACGATTCCGAATGTCTCGGATGTTGTCCGCTCTGTTGTTCAAGAACGAGCAGTTCTTCAGTCCAGCCTCGCAAATCCGACATTCAGCGATGATGTCACGCTTTGTGGAACTGGTGCTGATGCTGACGAAGTTGGCTCTACCGAGTATACCTACCAACTGCAGTCTCTGCGTGGTCGTGGTCCTCGTGTCTGCGTAAAAACTTCGCGCACTGCGTTCAAAGGTGCATATCTCCAAGCCCAGATGGCTTTGGAAAAAGGCATCCTCCAAATCATGAACTCTGATATCCGTGCGACTCTTTTGAATCGCTCTGGTGTAAAGTTCTTGGCCAAAAAGGGTCTTTCCTTTGACACTCTTGTCACTGGCGAGTCTCAGGCCATTGACACGAAATTCTACAATGCGCTCCCTGATGCGCAGATGAATTTCAAAACTCTCTACAAGCTCGGATCGCTCCTTCGCGAAGATCTGCTTGCTGAGCCATTTGGCACCTCTGCTGGTGACTTCTTTATGGTGATCGCTTCGATTGACCAAGTTGAGGCTTTCCGCAATGATGCCGATGTCAAAGAAGACCTCAACTATGTTACTGCTGGTTCGTTCAAGCTCGGAAACGATGCTTTGACTGGCTATCAGTTCCAAGGTTATCGCGGTTTTGCTTTCGGCGTTGACTCTCAGCCACTGCGCTTTAATACCTTTGATGGCCAAGGACGTCCTGTCCTTATCGAGCCTGAGATTGGTGTTACTGTTTCCAATGGCCGTGGAGCTCGTCGCAATCCAGCTTGGATTAACGCTAACTATGAGATTGGATTTGTGGTTGCTGGTGACAGCTTCTCGCGTCTGACTCCTGAGCGTTACTCTGGCGAAGGAACTTTCAAGTTCGCTCCGCAGCTCGCGATGGGTGAACTCGAGTGGGTTGCTCAGCGTGATAACGATTGCAACTTGTTCCTTGACTTCGGTCAACACATCTACCAGATCAGCCGTGCTTATCAGCCGATCCGTCCACATGCTGTTGTTCCGTTTGCTTACAAGCGTTGCACCTTCAACACTGGTCTTGAGGAATGCGTAGGCAGCTCTTCGACTGGTCTGTAAGTTAAATCAAACTAGCCACAGAGAGTTCAAACCTCTCTGTGGCTAAATTTTATATACAACATGAGTGCTATCGACACAGCTGAATTCCGCAAACTTACACTGCTTGCTGCAGGTATTGATCCGTCTGAAATTCCTCCCATTTTGGACACTGCTGAGTGGCGAAGGTTGCTCATTGTAGCCATCGAACAGGCTACTGCTGGAGGTGGTGGGACTGTAAGTTCTGTTAACACAAAGACTGGGGCAGTTGTTCTAACTGCTGCAGATGTTAATGCAGTTCAAAATGTGAGTGGTGTTGCTAAAATTGAAAGAGTTACGGCCATGCCAGGATCGCCTGATCCAAACACTCTTTATATAGTCATCCCGTAATGCCAAAATTAATCGATGCAACGCAATTAAAAATTGGCTCAACTTCTGTTTCGAGAGCTTTTCTCGGCAACACTCGAGTCTGGCCGCTATGGAGCCCATCTGAGATTTCTACAGTTTTTTGGTATGATCCGTCAGACGCATCAACAATCACTGCTTCAGGAACTCAAGTCACGCAGGTTTTAGACAAGTCTGGCAACAATCGGACACTTACAAGAGACGGCGCAAATCCTGGCCCATTGACAGGAACAAGAACTCTAAATGGCCGAAATGTATTTGCATGGACTGGGAATAATTGTCTTGACAACAATTCATTTACCTATAGTCAATCTACAACGCCATTAAACATTGCAATCATTGCTCGATTTGATGCGGCTTCCGCTTCAGGATCATTCCTTTTGGCTGGAACAAATTCATCAACTACTGGACAAAGAATGTCTTTGCGATTAAATGCTTCTAATATATTTGAGATTCTTGGCGGATCAAGTGCTGGAGTTAATCAAACACTTCCCTCTGGCACAATATCAAATAGAGATCAGGCGCATTTGCTTTTGCCCAGATTTAATGGGCCACAGAGTTTGTGGCGAGTGAATGGAACTCAAAGGAATTCTGGCAATGTCGGAACAAATTCTTTCACAACTATGCAATTCGGACACAATGAAACTGAAAGTTTGGACATGACTGGTTTTATTGCTGAGATTGTTGCATTTGCCAGCAATTCTAATGCCGAGATTGTCGAAGGATATTTGGCTTGGAAGTGGGGAATGCAAGCAGACCTTCCAGCAGGACATCCGTATAAAAATTCGGCTCCTTAATTTAAAAAATGCAATCCGTTTCAATTCAAAATCCAAATGGAATTCTCAAAATTGATTTCGGATCCTTCTCTACTTCAATAGGTGGATTTGTCGATGTTTCAATATTCCGCAATCTTGTCGAGTTGACAATTCGGAATACAAATTTGATGACATTTATCAATGGATTTGCTGGCCAGTCATTGAATCTGACAAATGCAAATGGAGTTCCTATATCGTTTATATCCGGATACGCGCTGGATTCCGATATACAGCAAAAAATAATAGGAGCCGGAACATTCAAAAAAATTGGAACTGGAAAATTATCCCTAAAAGCAATAAATTCGTACTCTGGAATTACAGAAATTACCGAAGGTGTTCTTGAAATTGCAACCGGATCGCTTGGAAATGGGAATTATTCGGCAAATGTAATAAACTCAGCAACATTTTCTGTTGCAACGCCAACACAACAGACATTTTCTGGAATAATTTCTGGGACAGGCATCCTTAGCGTCTCTGGAGACGTTATTCTGAATAAAAATAACACTTATACTGGACAGACGATAGTCATTTCTGGCGGAAAATTAAACATTTCTCAACTCACCTTTGCTGATTTAACAACATCGGCCATTGTCAATGCTGGAATTTTAACTTTTTCAGGATCCACGAACATAAGAGTCCCAAGTCCAATTTCAGGATCAGGAAACATTTTCCAGTCTGGAACAAACAGAACATTTTTGGCTGGGACGAATATAAATTCTGGCATAATACAAGTGTCGTCTGGAAACATCACTTTTGAAAAAATTGTTTCCTTGTATAATGGCCAAACAATAAATTGGCTAAAAGAAAAAATAATCGTAAATTCTGCAGCAACACTTTGTTTGTTTGTTGGAGGGACAGGCGAATTTACATCTTCTGAAATTTCTTCCATAGTTACAAATCTTTTTACATCAATCTCCAATAATGGTTTTAAAGCCGGATCAATTATAGCATTTGACACAAAAAATGCTGCTGGTGGAACATTTACTCTTTCAAATGTAATTCCTGACTCTACAGGGACAGGAGCAGGAAGCATAGGGCTTAAAAAATTAGGAGTAAATATTCTTGTCCTTTCTGGAACGAATACATTTACAGGTCAAGTTTCAATAGATGAAGGAACTATTTCCGTCTCAAATTTCAATTCCGAAGGAGTCAATGGACAACTTGGTCCAGGAATTCAGCCAATAAAAATTGGAAGCACAACTGAAGGAACTTTGCTTTATACTGGAGCAGGCAACACGACTAACAAACAAATCCTTTTCGACAATCAAGGTGGAGCTATTGATGTTTCTAACTCCGCAGCAACACTTGCTTTAAATGGAGTTGTTTCTGGAGCAGGAAAATTTAGAAAATTAGGGCCAGGACTTATCGAGTTGTTTGCAACAAACATATTTTCTGGGAATCTGCTTATTCAAGCTGGGACAATTAAAATTACCAATTCCTCGTCTCTTGGAACTTCAAATGTTGCGGTCTCTTCAGGAGCAACTCTTGAAATTATCAACAATGTTATACTCGCAAACAATATTTCTGCTGAAGGAGTTGGGTTGTCTGCAGGAGGAGCAATAAGAAGTGCATCTGGAACGAGCACAATTCAAGGAGCAATAACTTCGTCTACTGGATTTAGATTTTTGTGCGCGTTAGGTAGTTTAACGATTCAAGGAAATGTGACAAGTGGCAATAACGGCAATATTGATTTCCGACTTTCTAACAATTCCACAGTAGCTATAACGGGTTTGATTTCTGGCGCAACCGACGTTTTGCAAAATACTGGAAATGGAACTTTATTCTTGTTAAATAATTTAAATTCCTATACCGGAAGACTTCAGTTGCGAGATGCAAATTGCGTGGTCTCGTCGATAAAAAATTACGGCGTACCTTCTTCTGTTGGAGCGGGTTTTGCTGGAGCGATTCAAATTGGGCATGCTGGAGTCACAGCTGCCTTAATTTATGTTGGATCTGGAGATTCTTCAAATCGAACAGTCCAGATAGGTGCAGACGTAGGCGCGTCGGGGGACACTGGCGGAGCTATAATTAAAGCTAATGGCTCTGGAATTTTGACATTCGCCGCGACTAATTTTAATACCCAGACAAATAAAACTTCAGGCACAGGCGCAAACAGAACTTTAACTCTTGCTGGGACAGGCCAAGGAGTAATTTCTGGGATAATTCGAGATAATTTAGTCACAGCTCCTGCCACAGGAACAGCCACTATATCAATCGTAAAGTCTGAGGCAGGGATTTGGACTCTAAGTGGAGCAAACACATTTACAGGCACCACCTCGATCAATGCAGGATACCTTATAGTTGCTAATGCTGCAGCACTCGGAACAATAGCCACTGCAACGACTGTAAATTCTGGCGGATCACTTCAAATTCAAGGTGGAATTACGCTTGCTGCCGAGCCATTGACAATTTCCGGAACTGGTCCTGCCAGCGATGGTGCCATTGCCAATTTATCTGGCACAAATTCAATGTCAGGAGCTATCACGATGGCTGCAAACGCGAGCATCAATAGCATAGCAGGAGCATTAACAATTTCAGGAGCTGTTAATGGCGCCACAAGAACTCTTACGCTCCTTGGTGCTGGAAATTTAACTCTCTCTGGAATAATCACACTAACAACTGGTGGAATTATTTGTTCTGGAATAGGGACAATAATCCTTAGTGCTGCGAATGCTTACACTGGAGCCACTTCAGTAAATTCTGGAGCTGTTAGAATTTCAAATGCTTCAGCTTTGGGAACAGCAGGAGCAATAACTGTTGCACCAAGTGGACAACTTGAAATTTCAGGAGCAATAACATTTGCAAGAGCCATTGCCATCAGTGGAATTGGGTCAACTGCTGAAGGATCATTGCTTAATCGTTCTGGAAATAACACATTTTCTGGAGCAATAACGCTTAATGCAGATTCAACGATAGGTTCTTCTGTTGGAATTTTTACAATTTCAGGAACAATCACTGGAGCAACAAGGAATTTAATTTTAACGACTGCGGCGGGAGCAGAAATTGTTTCTAGTGGGCAAATAGCACTAACAACCGGAACTCTCCAAAAGACTGGTGCAGGAACTTTGACTATTTCTGGAACAACGAGCAACTACACAGGATCGGCATCCGTCCTGCAAGGAATTTTAAGAATTACATCCCTGTTGTCTTTCGGAACATCATCTGAAGTTATTGTTGGCAGTGGAGCAACTCTCCAAATTCAACCTGCAGTTGCCGGAACATTCTCAAAACTCACAACAATTTCTGGTGATGGAGTTTCAAATCAAGGCGCACTGAATAACACGGCATTAAGCAACACGATAGGGTCTGGAGTGCTTCGAGTTGGCAGCAGCACATCAAACAGAATAGCAAGCGCATCAACATTAACTTTGACCATAAATGGAATAACAAGAAACGAATCGCTTCTTGCGGGTGCTGCTGCACCACTTACATTTGGAGGTGCAGGAATAATAACACTTACTGGTGTAATTTCAACAACAGGGACTTCTGGGCTTTCTTCTCTTACAAAAGTTGATGCAGGAACGCTAAATCTTGGCAATCTTGCGCATGTCTATAATGGCTCTACGACGATAAGCGCAGGAACGCTCACAAGGTCTGTAGTAAGCGGAGCAATAACTGCAACAGGAAGTTTTACAGCAGGAACTACACTCAATGTAACTTTTACAGGAGGAATCCCTGCCATTGGATCAACTTGGAAATTCTTCCCTGCAGATACGACAAACACATACACAACTGTCGCACTAACTGGTGCAACAGGAAGAACAGGGTCTTACAACAAAACAACATCAACTTTGACAATTAGCTAAAATGAATATGGATCAGTTTGCGGAAGCAATAACCTACGCATCAAATCAAAATGACCGATGGATGTTTGTGGCATTGCTAGGGATAGGAATTATTTTTGTAGTGATGATGGCAAAATTCTTTACGAGGAGATTTGACGATCTTCAGAATAGAATAGATAACCAGCAAGAAAAGTTTGAGCGTCAGAATAACGAATTTGTTAGCCATCTTAAGCAAAACAACAAAGAACTTCTTGATGTTATTGCAACTGCACATTCAACTATATCAAAAAACACAACAATAATGGAGCGCATCGAGAAAAGGCTTGACACTTTATGAAAAAGAAAATGGCACTAGGAATTATATCTCTTTTATTTTTAGCTTTGGGTTCTATTTTTCTAGCTGGATGCACTACGCTCGGAATCTCCCTAGAAACACAATACGGTCGGTTCACTTACGAGCTGCCCGAACCAACAGGAACAAAAAAATGAAAATGAACTGGAAAACAACCGCACTCGGAATCGTAACAATCATAACAAGTCTAGGGACGATCGCAAAATCTTTCCTTGAAGAAGGACATATTGGCGATCTTTCAACTCACATCGCAGCCATTACAGCTGGCATTGGTTTGATTTTTGCCAAAGATTATAAAAACTAAATATGGTTCCAAGCTCCAGGCCAAAACAAAAAGAATCTGTGACAAGGAATGCTTTGAGAAAAGCAGGAATTGATTCTGGAGTTGCCATCGTTGGCGTCCGAGGATACTACCTTGACACACTTGGCGAGATTGGCAAAAACGATCGTGGAATTTATGATGATGCAATCATCGTTGTTTCAGAAAATGTGCATGCTTCATTCAATGCCAACACAGACCCGAGCATATTTAAAAAAGGAATTGCATCGCTAAATCCAGGACTTCATCTTTACAAAAAAGGTAAACACGGAATCAGTCGTGGTCCTGGATATCCAGCTCTTCGCCCAGCAACAAAAAATGAAGAGCTTCCTGTTTTTCGCGATGGGAAAGGTAATTCATTTGGCATTGCAATAAACATCCACAAAGGAGGCTACAAAACAACCTCAAGTGAAGGATGTCAGACGATCTATCCAGACCAATGGCAAGGATTCATAAATCTTGTATATTCTGAAATGGATCGCTATGGACAAAAAACAATTCCATATCTTCTTTTGGAAAATAAATGATAATAATGTTTCCATTGACAATAAACTAAAAATAATAAACATATGATCGATCTCGGGAAAAAACAAGAAACAATTGACATGATTCAAGAAATTGGATCTGAAAAATATTATCCCAAACTTTATCTCAGCGACATTGAAGGTCTTGACGAGGCTCCAGAAGTTGGAACAGAAGGAACTGCAAAAATAAAATTCCGTGTTGTTTCAAAGAATGAAAGTGAACGAGAGCAAGATGGCAAAGTTAAAGAAAAATATGCCGTAGACATTGATGTTACAGGGATCGAATTTGATTCAAAAAGCAAAATAACCTCAGAAGATGACGATATAGAAAAAGGATTGTCTGACTCTGAAAAAGAAATGGAAAACGAAAAAGAGGATTAATTATGGAAGAAGAAATTACAATCACAATGCCAATGAGCACATTTGAAATGGCAAAAGAATTCATCGCTCAACTTGGCACAGCTCTTGATGGTGCAGAAGCAAAAATCAAAGCCGACATGAAAGGTGCAAAAGCAGCTGAGAAAATGGCAGCACTTGGCCTTGGAGCAGAAGCTCCAGGTCTTGAAGGATTCGGACAAGAATTGTCTGGAATGTCAAATTCGAATCTTGGCCTTTAAAAAATAAAATGTTCGTTTCTGAGATACTTGACGACGTCATAGAAATTCTTGGAAGATGCGATCGTGAGAAAGCACTTAAGCGTCTTACGGACGCGGTAAGAGCCCTCCAAGATGAAGGCGACTGGAATGCCAACATTGGCGTCCTCGATATACGGACCTTCAATGATGGGAATACCGTAACTTTGCCGCGAGAGGTTGAAACTCCATTAGCGGTAACGATCGATGGTATTCCGGTATTCGGTAGAGATGAATTTTCGCGCTTTCATCTTAACGGCGATGGTTTGACAGATGAGCGCACAGTTCCTTGGGTCTGGGATGATGTTGGAATTGTTTCAACGACAATGAACATAAAGGTTCCTGGCCCAATCATAGCAAGGTGCGACCTTAGGTCCGACGAAGGATTGCTGACTAGAATAATGGGAATTGACGAATTCGGGAATCAACTCCGGCAACAAACCGAAGATGGTCTCTGGTTAGACGGAATATTTCTTCCACTTCAATTTTCTACGTTAATTCCAACGGTAAAACCTTTAACTAGAATTCAAAAAAGAATCTTTGCAACTTCTGTGATGAAATATTTTAGTTCATCTGCAGACCATAAGTTGATAACTGGCGTCAGAATGCAAGCAATTGCGAATACTGGATTATTTCCACAGCCTCTTAATAATGGATTCTATTATTATATTCAAGCAACAGATTCAAACACTGTTACAATTCATAATACAAGACTTGACGCACAATTAAATCAGAGCCCAATCCAAATAACAAAATTATCGTCAACTTCTTCAATTTCTCTCATTGACGAAAGAATCGTAACTGCAAGGACGATGGTTAAAACATCTGGAGCAAATGGGCTTAATGATTTGGATATTGTTTCATTCGGAGCAACAATGTATCCTCCTGAGATAAAACAAGACGATGTCTTTTATGTCAAGACTCTTGGAACTGAAAATTTTAATATCTATAGACAATTTCAAGATGCAAAATTTAATTCAGACCCAGTAAATGTTACAGACCCAGGATCAGGACTTCAACTTCGCAAACTTCTAAATCTTGCTCCTGTAACGACTTTAAATTTCCAAGTATTTCATAATTTAATAACTGGGGACAGTGTAACTATAAAAAATTCTGGCGGAGACATGCCAGAGCCACTCGTTGAAAATACGACATATTTTGTTAGGAAAATAGACGATTACAGAATAACACTTCACAACACATCTTCAGATGCGACTGGAAATTTAAATTCGATAGTTTTTGTTTCATTGGGGTCTGGAATAAGTGTTGTTTCAAAAGTTATTCCAATTTCGGCAATAACACTTGGAAATTCTGCCAATGTAACAACAAGTGTTCCGCATAACTTGAGCAATCCTTCTGGAAGTGGAGCAACTGGAACGGCAACTCTAACAAATCAAACAGTCACATCAATAGCAATAGGTGGTGGCGGAGGAACTGGTTACAATGTTTCTCCGATTGTTAGAATAACTGGTGGTGGAGGAACTGGAGCATCAGCTGCAGCCACTGTTTCTGGAGGTAAAGTTGTTTCTGTTAATGTTATTACAGGAGGTACGGGATATACAACAGTCCCGACAATTCAGTTTGAGCCAGCAAGTGGTAGTTTTATTCAGTTCACAACAACAGGAACACTTCCCACTCCGTTGAATGCAGACGCTGTCTATAGAGCAGAAGCGGCCATTGGTGCTCCGATGACTGGCACAACATTCACTGTAAATTCATCAATACCAGAAGCGATAAGTCTTACATCAACAGGGTCAGGCTCTCTTTTCCTTTTAATAAATAGAGCTTTCTCCGTTGGATTTTCACAAGACTGGCAGCTAAATGCAAATTCATTTTCTACAGGATCTGCCATAAAAATATTTACAACAGGAGCTGTCCCTGTCACATCTCCACAAATAGATACACAGAATTTCTTTTACATAAGAAAGTTAGGAGACACCCGAATTCAACTTTACAGGACTTTTCTTGAAGCCATAGCAACGGCATCTACAACAGGAATAATTTCTGCAATTTCTCTTGGCATAGGAGATCTTTATGCGTTTACAGAGAGATCTGCTCAAATAATTCCGAGAGACAATCAATTAGATGTAGAGTTTTCGGCATTCCTTGGAAATCTTGTTCCTGCGACATTTACCACAACCGGAACGCTCCCGCAACCTTTAGTCCCATCTTTTCCGTATCTAGTTTCTGTAGTCAACGACCAGATAGAAGTATTTACGACAGCCAGCGTGCCAGTCTCGTTTACAGGAATTGGATCCGGAGCACACAAACTAAGAATTGAAAATAATTTTGCTGTCGACGCCGCGACAACCCTAGATGTCGCAAATCAAGCATTTTCTACTGGCACAGAAGTGACAACTGAAACTGAAGTAGATCTGCCAGATCCACTTTTACCTAATACCACGTATTTTGTAAGGTCGGCATCGTCAGACACCATAGAACTATACGGAAGTAAAGCCGAAGCCGAAAATACGGCATCTACTGTAGGAAGATTCGTATTCTTTTCGACAGGATCTGGCACACAGAGATTAGTTTTTAACGTGAATGAAGAGAACGTCGCCGAAGTCTACAATGTGCAACACCCGATTACTGATGGCTTTAAAAGACTTTACGCTTGGGACACTGGAAGGGATCAAAATATAGCATTTCTAGGAAATTCTCCTTATTTTGAGACCAATCCTGCGTATCGCCGGATACAAATTCGTGAGAATGCTAAGTGGATTCGGATGAAATACCGCCGTCGCGGTTACGATTTAACGACAGAATACGACTTTATTAATCTTGACTCGAAGATGGCGATATTGATGATGGTCCAATCTCAAGAGTTGTTGCTGAGGAAATTTGCGGATGAGTCTGAACGCTACCGAGCAATCGCTGTTGAATATTTAAATAAGAGGAATAGAGCTATTGATGGTGCAAGGATAACTCCAATTCAAGTAAATGCTGACATAATGTCAAATCCAGACGATTTGCTAATATAAATGCAAGCGCCAAATATAGCAGCCGGAAGACTTGTTAGTGTTGATGCAGGATGGACTGCAGGGATGAATACAGTTCGCCATCCTTGGCTTTTAAGGCCAGACCAATACAGGAGAGCTGTAAATGTTGTTAATCGTGGCGGAGTTGCACAGACAAGGCCAGGATTTGCACACCAGTTAACACTGCCTTCAGGAAATCTTCAAGGAATGTGTCACTTCACATCAACAAAAGAAAGTGATGATGAAACTGACTATCTTGTTTTTGCCGTCAATGGTTCTGTGTATGCCGCGCCATTCCCACTTGCTCAACCAAAAGACTGGGATTTTTTTAAAATTGAAAGTTTAAGTTTTGATCCAAATGTAAGCATGGTTTATTTTTGTGTTGCAGAAAAAACTGTGACAACTCTTTCGAATCAAGCAATTCAACTTGTTCCAAGTTACAATATATTAATGGTGCAAGATGGCATAAATGAAGCTGGATATTGGGATGGATTTCAAGGAGGACATTTAAAAGAAGCAGAACCGAGTCTTCAAACTCCAAGAGGAACGTGGATGGCTTTCTCAGGAGGAAGATTGTGGGTTGCGAGAGGGAAAGTTGTTGTTGCTTCAGATCTTTTTGATCCACTAAAATTTGCAGAAAGAACAACTGGATCCAGTCGTGGAGATTTTCTTTTTTCAAAAGATGTGACTGGTCTTGTTGGATTCGTTGGCGACAATAGAGCT